CACCTCCGTAGTCGTGGTATCCGAAGAAATACCAATCTCCGACATGATCTCATACATGCCACCTTGATAGCCGATACCACGCTGCGAACAACAGTAACCTGCATGGATACGGTATTGGCCGGTGTTCAACGTCACATACAGTTTGGAAGCAACACAGTTCGATTCCCAGTTGTGGTTACCGTCATCGTCAGCGGCGATCAGTTCACCGGTTTCGTCATACAACCAGAGATACGGGTCAGCAGTAATGTTCTGACAGGAAGCGTTCGTGTTCGCATAAATCACGACAACTGTTTCGTCGGCCTCGACAGCGAACCACCAGTCGGATTCCTCAACAACGGTGAGTGTGTCAGCGGACACAGGTGGAGCGTTGAACGCTACCCATGCAACAAACAGGTAAGTGACGAATGAACAGGCGCGCAGGAACCTGTTCAGCCGAACATGCATTTCCAAGTGCGAGGCCCGACAACACCGTCAGCAGGCCCACAACAAGCAGCGTTCTTCCGTTGCCACGCCTTCACAGAACGATCCGTGGCAGGACCGAAATCGCCGTCCTGCTTCGCACCAACAACCGCTTGCACCAGTTTCACCGAATCACCCTTCGAACCGCGACGCAACGCCACACCAGGATACGGTTCCTTGTGGCCGTCCTGCATATCAGCGACCGATGGTTGAGCAACAACGACGGTCGGCTCAGGAGCAACCGGTCGAGGCTTACCGCCAGCAAGACTGGCAAACGCATCAACGAAGAACTGAGGGTCATCAGCAACAGCAGGGCTGACCTCAACATGGAACCAATCACCGCCAGGTGCAGACCCGATAGTTGGCTTGTCATAAACACGCCACGCTTCACGGTCACATCGCCAACCACGACCGTACGGCTTCGGGTAGTAGTCGTGGATCTCCATGATTTGGAACAGTTCGGCGTTATCGGCAAGGAACTCTGCGACCTGCACAGCTTCCTCATAGTTGCCGAAACCTTTCGTTTTCGTCTTACGCCACGAAATGTCAAACGCTCGACCGGTGCCGTGAACGGACCATGCATCAACACGAGGGTTGTTCATCTTGCGGACACCCCACGAACCGTTTAGCCAGATGCCGTTGTTGAAGTGGGCGCAGAGAAGTTTGATGAATTGTTCGGTGCCGGCTCGTTTGCCTTTGGCGTTGCCGTCCCATCCGATGTAGTTGCGTGCCATTAGTGGGCCTTGATTTGGAAGTTGACTGCGAGGTGTGCGTTGGTGATGTTGAGTGCGGTGCCGGCGAAACCGCCGTTGCCGGTGTCACCAGAAGAGTTGCCGGTGTTTGCCGCGCTTGAAGCACCGGACGTGCCGGTGTAATTGGCGAGGTCAACAGCGACAGAACCAGACCATGTATGGCCGTGTGACGTGGTTTTCTGCAAAGCCATGCCAAACGTGTTGGTGGTCCCATCAATAACACCGTTGTTATCGGCATCACGACCAGAAATGTAACCAGAGTTGTATGCGCCTGGATCGTAAACCATGTCCAACGCGTTGTCATCTACCGTGCCGGACACGGCAAAGGTTTCTGACCCGTGGTTGTGCTCAATACTGTGCGTGTGCGTAATTGTATGGCTGTGGCTGTTCAGCGAGTGCGTGTGAGCTGGCAGGTTCGCTGTGCCAATTGATACCGTGTTTGAACCACCGACAGCACCCAACGCTGTCGTTGACTGGCCTTCCAACATCCGGTTCGCCATATTCGGCAACACCAAACTGGTGCCCGACTTCCAAGACGCAGGGACAACATCCCACAACGCCGGATACGACGAATTAGCGTTCGCCACAGTCGCACCGTTCAACAACAACCAGCCCGTGTCAGCAGACGACCTCACCGTCGCAGCGACCGTACCGGCAGGAACCAGACGAGACGCCGAATCTGACGCCATCTTCTCAACCGTGACCGCACCAGAAGCCAACTCGGCAGAATCAACCGCACCAGCAGCAATCTTCGCCGCAGTCACCGCATCAGCAGCCAAATTATCGGTATCAACAAGACCCCAAGCCAAACCGGCACCAGCACCAGAATCCGCTTGCAACACATAATTATCGGAACCAACCGCCAACCGAGCGAAATCTGCCGAACCAAGCGAAACCAAATCACCTTTCGCTTCCCACATTGACGCCAACTCGTTCGCCTCATCAGCATCCTGAGCAGTAAACACCGGATACACCGTCGCACCAGCAGCATGCGACACCGCTGTCGTACCATCCTGCGCCCGATCCGAATCCGAAGCAATCGTGATTGACGAATCACCCGACGATGCCCGACTCGCCAGCACCTTCTCCTCGTTCGCCGTGCCAGGATCAAACACAACGAAGAACTTGTTGGAACCGAACGGCCAACCAGTCGTAGCGTTCAACGTGATCGACACCGACGACGCGTTCGTAGCCGCCAACAATGTGGCGGTCGTGGTGGAAACAGCACCACCTGCGTACTCTCTACGAATCTTTGCCATCAGTTACTCCACAAGCGATCTCAACGTGACGGTCGCAGTCCCATCAAACACATACGAGTTATTCGGGGTGTCAACCGGAACCCATTCTACACTCTCACAAATCACCTTGTAGGTGCGCGGCCCCTCTTGGAACGTCACAATACGAGGGTTATAAATCAGATCACGCAAAAACTCCAGCTCGCCATCCACATCAAACCAGTATTCACGGTTATACCTGTGGATACGTTCATGCAGCAAGATTGGGATTTGGAACAGTTCGGAACGGGTAGGTGACGGCACAGCACGCGCCTGCCAACGGCTCAACACCGGACCTTCAGACGGTGTTACAGCGTCACGGTTCAATGTGACACGGAACTTTGCTTGCCGGAACGGATCGTCTGGACCGGTGAACGTGGAGAACGTGCCACCTTGAGCGTACGCCGTGCCCAACGGTTCCCAACCGTTCCCGTCATACGCATACTCGACATCAATCGTGCCGTTCAACTGTTGATATTCCAGATCGAAGAACGCCAAAAACTTTTTGTCTGGGATACCCCAACGCCAAGTGCCAGCATCCACATAGCCTGTTGTTGCAAGGTTGTCTGCGTCCTCAACGATGACACCGACACCGGAAATGGTGAACACCCGTTTCGAGTCGAACGTGACCACATCCAGAATGTCGCCTTGGTTTTCGTGCATCAGATCGGGTGCCGCAGCTGGCACGTTCACGTCAACAAGTTTTGACAGGTCGATGCGGCCTAAGCCGGTGAAATCTGCGGTGTAGTCGGTGACTCCAACCCAAACGTATTGTTGGTAGCCGTGGGCGCAAAGGATCGGGTTTGGGCTGACGATGGTTTGTCCGAGGACTAGGTTGGCGTCGGCGTCTGCGGTGGCGTACCGTAATCCTTCGTTGGTGCCGATGAGGATGTAGCCGAGGTAGCCGGACAGGCTGTAGATGCGTTCTCCGACTGGGAGTTCTGCGGCGACGATGGGTTCGTCTAGGGTGCCGTCTGCTTGGATGGTGACTTTGTAGATCAACGATTTCTGGCCGGAGTATCCGGCACAGTAGATGGCGTTCTGACCGGCAGCGAACCCTACCCAACGGAACTGTGGGTCAGGATGCGTGAAATCTGCGGTCGGGTTATTACCTGACGGGTCAAACCACAGTTTGCTGGACGAAGGTGAACCGGCAACAAGACGGCCTTTGCAGTAACCGATCTTGTCAAACTCGACACCGTACGCTGTTGCAGTTCCAGCCAGAGTGTGTGTTGAACCGGAAACCTTCACGATCCCCTGGTTTGAACTTGTGCCAGCGAACGTCACATAAGCGTCCGCACCGATGGTTTGAATGTCACGGATCGTGCCCGTACCAGAAATCGTCGTATACGACGGCGACGCAGCAAACGGATCGTGCGTGTACTTGATGTTCGAACCATCCGTGTACCACAACTCGTCAGCTACAGCAGCCAGAAACAGGTTCGTACCAGACGTAGACGCAGACACCTTCGTCGCCGGCAACAACGTCAACTGACCCTGCTCCCACACATCAACATTCAACGACGACTCAAACCGTTCCACATTCGAATCCGGCAAATCCCCATACTTCTGATTGAACCCGAAATGCCACGACGACTGACCACGACGCCACAACCCCTGTGGATTGATCGCCGCCTCACCAGGCACATCCGAACCGTCCTGCGACTCACGCAACCGTGCCTCAAACGTACGGGCATACCTGCCAGACGCCATATCCAACATGTAGGCACGACCAGCAATAGCAACAGGGAAAATGTCCGGCACCAAATCCGACGAACCAGGATTACCGGTATAAAACGTCGGGCCACCAGTAAACGGTGTCGTGAACGTGATCAGCGACATTGTCGCCTACTTCCGGATACGGATCGGATACTGACGGTTCAACCGTGCCGCCTCCGCTTGGATACGGTCACGACGCAAACGCTGCAACTGGATCATCGAGTTCGCCACCGAACCAGACGGCACTTCCTCCGCACGACGAGTGTCACCTTGCGACTCGGTGAAATTCCGTTTGATTTCTCGTGGCGCAACCAGACGCATCTGTGCACCGACAGTCAACAAGTCATCCAAATATTGTGAACCGCCAACATCTGCGACCGTGTCCGACTCGGCAGCAAACGAACCGTACGGTGCCTTATAAACGACACGGAGCGTGCCAGCACGCAAATAGTCATCAATGGCTAGTGCGTAACCGGAAGCGAAATCGGTGGTTGGCATGTCTCGTAACAGTCGGACGTTACGGATCACCGGATAATCGTCGGACAGATACCGGTAACGGACATCGTGCAAATCCAACATGTCGGTGACACCGGTCAGGTTCACCATACGGTCAGAACCGTTATAAGAGATGTCAAGTGTTCGTACTCGGAACAGGCCGTTGAGTGGTGATGAGAGGTCTGCAAGGTCAGCGTTCAACTGGTTCAACACTTGTGAACGAGGGAACCGTGGTGCGACCGTAGCGATAGTTTCAGCGGTGTGTGAACTGGCGGTGGTGCCGTTGAATCCTCGTTGCACAACAACAGTTTTTGCTGACACGTTTGATGTCCACACATAGAACTGTTCGGTGCCGATTTCAAAGACGCCGCCTTCACGGATACCTTGCAACGGGTAAGTGAATGTGAGGGTGGTTGCGGACGCGTCGATAGATGACGCAAGTTTGTTGCGTTCCTCGACCGTCCCTGCCAGCAGTTCGCTGGTGACGCGGTCAATGAGTTGACCGGCTGTAGTCATTACGAGTTGTACCCGCTTTTCTTCCCAGATTTACCGGATGCTTTGCCGTACTCGCGGCGACGATCAGCAGCCGATTCGGTTTTCTCATGGGCAACTGCTTCAGCCATTGACAAGGCTTCACCAAACGATTTGGAACCAGGACCGTTTGATGAGGCCCGATTCTTGTTTTTCATGTACTTGCCACCGTACATCATCGTTTCTTACCTGCCTTCTTCTGTTGTGACATGCCGATAGCAATTGCCTGCTTACGGGACGTGACTTTGCGACCGGACGACGACTTCAACTTGCCAGCTTTGAATTCGTGCATCGTTTTCTTCATACCAGGCATCAGTCACCAAGCCTTACACGACCAGTAACGGGCCTTCGTCTTCGGACCAGGCTCATCACAATTATGACGGGCACGGAAATTCGCACGACGACCAGGATCTTGCTTCTTGATTTTCATGTTCGGATCACCAAACATGACACGCTTCACATTGCCACCATCGGACACAAACACGACAGACTTCTTCCGACCGTACCCTGGTTCACCCTTACGGATACGGCGCGGCGAATTCAGTTCGACGTTCTTGCCACGATAGACAGCCATGCGCTCATTGTACTACAAGATGCCGGTTTCTACCTGAGAGCGATGCTCTGCTTTACGTTCGATCTCGTGGGCACCATCCACATGGGCAGGTTGCAGACCGTCCCGACGCAACCGCTTGTAGGCATCCATGTCTTTCTCCCAGCGACGTTCAGTAGCGTTGATACGGGACGCCTCAATCCTGCGAGAAGGCATCGAGGACGATGCGAACGACACACCAGCGATCCGGCAACCGAAACAGCCCTCAACATCCAACGACGGGTGAACCTCTTGATGTTTCATGGTTCTGGATCTTAGTTGACGTACGCACCGTAACCGGCAGCAACCAGCTCGGCTTTCTCGGTGTCATCAACATGATGGTCATGTCCACCGTAATAGATACGGTCAATGTCGGTGTCGTCGGGTGGCTGGTTCTCTGTGTACGAACCGTCCAACAGTTTCCACAGGTTCCGGCCACGAGGACCAGGTTCATAGAACCGGTACAAAGCGAACGCACGACGGTTCGCTCCGGTCGCAAGACCAAGACGGTAACCGCCAGTCAAATCAACTTCGAGATCGGTTGGGGTGCGGAACAAGAACAAACGGTTCCATGTCGCCGGTGTACTGTCCCCTGTACCGGTGTCTGCCGCTGTGCGACGGTATACACGGAACCCGATAGCAGGCAACGCTGAACCTGTACCAGCCGAACTGCCGGTACGAGGATGAATGTGTAGACCGGTAGCGGTATCGCTTGCTGTTGCTCCACCTGACCCGTATCCGGTGCGGAGCTGTTTGTGAACTATCGAGTTGTTGGATGTGCCAACACCGGTGCCGGTTGCGGCACGGTATCGGGTGATGACCCGTGTGGTGGTGGAGGTGCCGGTGCCTGTGCCGCTGCTGGTGCGGAGGATGATGCGTAAACCGGTTGCGTCAAATGATGAGGTGCCGGTGCCTGTGGCGGTTGTCGCAACGGTTTTGGAGCCGTTCCAGCCGGTGACTGCAGAGTTGTAGGTGAGTGCGGTGGAGGCGTATCCGGATTGGATGTTGGTGGTGCCACCGTCGTATGCGAGTTGTTCGCGGTCGTATAGGTAGTCGGGGTTGTCGTAGTCGTCGGCGATGGTTGCACCGGCGTAGGTGATGTGTTCTTGGTAGTCGGTGGAGGATTCGTAGAGGCGTGCCATTAGATGGCCTCCTCACCGTCCACGGGTTTCTTCTGGCCGACTTGACCGTCGATCCACGCAGACCACTCATCGGTCGTCATGGGGCGTACGTCGTCATCAACTTGCACGTTGACGGTGCCGTCGGGATAGAGGGCTACTAGTTCGTCGCGTGTCCACTCAGCCATTGTTGTACCCATAAACCCTAATCGTGCCACCAGTCATCGTTCCGGATTCCGGAGCGACTGTGAAGCCTGTGTAGGAAGTTGATGATGGATCAATGCCAGCGTGGAACTCTGCAAAGCCGCTCGCGGTGTCGAAGTAGCCACCATTACCGCTGTATCTCGTTTGCTTTGCTTCGTAGGGCGTGAATACGTCAGTAGTTGACATTCCACCGTCTGTGGCGGACGTACTGCCAAAATAGCAATAGGCGGATGAGGTTGAGTTGGCCGAAAATGACGATGCATTGACTCGCCATCCATAAACTGACCACCGATAGCCACTCGCAGTTGCTCCAAACTTGACCGTGATCGCTGTTGCTGCACTGCTGTCGTCCACGCAAATGACAATGCGATAAGTGTCAAACGTAGACGAGAACGCATCGGTGACGGTGACCGATGACACGCCGCTACCAATCGTCTGCGTCTTCACCAACACCAAACCCTGATTAGCGACCTTGTAATCCAGCGACGAGGTGACCGCTGAACCATCCACACCCACCTTCGCCTGAAGAGCCTCAACAGCATCATTCACATTCGCATGCTGCGCGCTATGAGACGGTGACGCTAACGAATCTGAGGATGTCGGGTTCGTCAATGTATCGAGACTGGACGGAAAGTTCGTAGCCATCACACCACCTCAGGAGGCTCAGGAAACGTCACGTTCGGCCAATTCGGATCGGACGGCAAATCACGCAACGCCTGACGATACGTTGACCATGCTTCACGGTCACACGGTGCATCGGGCAACTGTGTCCAGTCGGATGCGAGCAGACGGTTGTTGCGGTACTTGAGTGCGTCTGTCTCGCTCATCGTGCCACCAGTACCACGGACAGTTTGACGGTGGGCGTTCTGTTCCCACCAGAGTATTGAGCGACAACCACTTCGACATAATCTGTACTGCCGTCTAAGTAGACGAAGCCTGTCGTCCCGAAGTCGTCTGGCGCATAGTTGTTGATGTCAAAACGGGACACGGTTTCTGCTCTGCTCCGTTCAATGCCAATGAACCCGCGCATATTGGTGCCAGCTCCGTTGATGTTGTTGACGTATGCGTTACACAAATACCAACCGGCGATGGTGGGCGTGATGCGACTTGTGTTTGAGGTAGTGCTGTGCCATCCCAGCGGGTCGTAACTCTCAGTTGCGAAAGGTACGTATGTAGGTGTTCCCGTTGTAAGCGTCACAGAGGTAGAAGGCAACATACAGGCCGGTAATACCGTGTTCAACTCGGCTGCTTGCAACACCTCGCCACCAGCAAACGTGCCAAACGTCCGAACAGCAGAACCCGAACCCAACTTGTTCGTAAAATTCGCAACCTTATAATCAAGACTGTCCGTAACAGCAGACCCGTCAACCCCAACCTTCGCCTGCAAAGCCTCCACAGCATCATTCACATCAGCATGCTGCTGATCATGCGGAGGATTATCCAACGTATCCGACGACGAAGGATTCGTGAACGCATCCAACGAACCAGGAAAATTCGTAGCCATCAGCTCACCACCGGAGGCTCAGGTGCAGGAGGATCATCACGCAAGTCGTACGGTTCAAGATGCACACCACAACCGCCACACTCCACAAACGGTGGCGTGCCAAGCACGTTGTAGTCAATGCCAGCGTTCGGGCAGTCGTTGTTGTTGCAAGTCACAGTCACCATGTCATGCCACCTTCAGAGTGATTGAGAAGTACATAACATCACCAGTCGCCCAAGTAAATGGTGCGGTTGTGTAAAACGGGCTAGTTGTTGCGTAGCCGCCCCCGGTGTTAATGGTTTGCGGTTGTATCAAGTTGCCCGGTACATATGTTGAAAGTGTCCCTGTATAAACGCCGACAGTAATGTCCCACATTTTCGATTGGCCCAAAGACTCACTAGCCAACGTGTAACCACCAGGGGTTGTGAAATATGGAGCAGACCCTACCGAACTTGTTGATCCAAGCTGAAATGAGCCTGTGATATGCATCACATCATTCATCACGCAGTAGAACATATCGGTGATGCCGTTGCCAATGGTTAAGTTAGTCCATGTCGGCGTGAACGATGTCCATGTACCGATGACCCCTGACTGGGCACCGAGCCGTGTTTGCACCGCCACCATCGCATCATTCAAATTCGCGTGCTGATCCGCATGAGGCACCGAAACCGAATCCAACGCATCCGAAGCAGACGGATTCGTAAACGAATCAATCGACGAAGGAAAAGAAGTAGCCATCCGCTACCTCAATCCAACGTCAACGTCAACGAAGTAATCTGAAACGTATCACCAGCAACAACATTCGCAGACGAAGCCAACGCCCCAGACCACAACGCATTACCCGAAGTAGAAGCATCCCACAACGACCAATGCGTCAACGTCTCAGTACCAGCAACATTCGTCCACTCAACAGTCCCAGACGACACCATCGAACCACCCGACGCCGAACCAAACGACACCGACTGACGAGTAGATTCCGTCGCCACATTCGCCGTACCATCCTCACCAGGATCACCAGTATGCAACTGAAGATACGTCCCAGCAGCCGCATACGACGTACCCGACGTAGCGTCCAACAACTTGTTTTCCAAATAATTCGAAATGCTCATCGGTTCCTCACAGGTGGTCTAGACCGTACCAGTCATTGTAGCACTCTGCTAGACTCAAAGACGTAGTTGCCCCCGCAACGCTCACAACGTTCGGGGGCAGGCCAACTGACAAGGAGTTGACATGAAGAAGTGTAGCAAGTGCGGTGTCGAGAAACCATTAGACGTATTCCACCGCGACAGCCGCCGTTCGGATGGCAGGCACAGACATTGCAAAGAGTGCGTATTGGTGCGGGTGGCCAAATATCGGGCCGACAACCCTGACAA